TTGCAAAGAAATCATAAGCTGGACCAGCTAGGTAGACATTGGTGTATCTATCCACAAAATCTTCACAAGCATTGAACATAGCACCATTGGTTATTTTACACATAAGGTTGCGATTGAGCCTTTGGAATGAATTGATATTATCATCCATCACCCAATGTCTTTTTGCGCCTTCGTCAATGGCATGTTGCCATGCAAAGTTTCTGGCAGCGCCCGGTCCTTTTGATTTACTATCACCTAAGTCATCACAGGTATCATAGTCATCTAAATATTGTTGTGGTAATACTAGGATCTTATCAGGATGTATAACATCAGCGTAATTATCATACTCTTGATCTTCTACGATTATCCAATAAGGTAACCCCAATCTTTCCAATGCAATGCTGGTATATCTGGTCTCCCAACGCCCTTTGGAAACAATATACATTGGGTATCTAGGTGTCATCTTTGTCTACATAATGAAAGTGCGATGCCATTCTTGGTGGTAGATAAGGGAACCATAAAGTCTTTTGTTTGGGTGTTATATTTTGTTCCATCAATGCGGCAAACTTTTCAAAATCTTTCTGATCTTTAAACCTAACATTGACTTGATGCCATGGCGTTAAATCTTCTTGATGAAACTCTGGCATACCTTCCCATTCATTTTCACAACCCAAATCCAAAGTTTGTTGCTTTCTTTTTTGTTTTTGGTTGGGTAAATTTATTTTTTCACCAATTGCATGCCATAATCAATCACTATAACCATTATTAAATGGACTGTAAGATGTTTCATCTGATACTTTGGTGTAACTTAAATCATACACTTTTTTGCCATTGGTTCTTCTGGGTTCCACCCCTTTTTGATGCAACACTCTGTTGGCATCTTTAAAGTCTGGCATTCTGGGATTGTTAATGCCTAAATCTCTTAACAGTTTTGTCATTTGTACAGGTGCGGTCACCTTACTATCAAACTCAACATGTTCTAAGATCAAATCTTCTACACTACTCTGGGTTCTATAACCTTCGTTACTGTCCTGAAGTAACTCCCTTTCGTCAGGGGATAGGAACCAATTCTTTTGCCCAGCGACATACAAAGTTTCCTTCACCTCAGCCCAGACTTGTTGCATGTCTAAGCCATGATTGAAATTGATCCCTTTAGTTGAAACTACCCAGAATCTGCGATTGCCAGTGCTGTCAGTTAGAAATTCTCGCCCATTGACTGATGCAAAGAATGCAGTGCGTCTTTGGTAAGTGGTAAATGCTCTATCATAGGGCAATCTTAGTTCATCTGTCTTTGCTGTCACAAAGGCTTTGAGTTGATCTATGTCTGACTTCTTAAAGGTAGACTCAATCTCTCCTAGTTCCACTATCCAATGACTGACTGCTCTTTTTACGCTGTCCTTGTCACTTGGGTTAAGCGTTGCGCCTTCTAACAACCAGCCTTTATTGTAATCACATAAGCGTTTGAACCATAAGGTTTTACCTAGACCTTGCGCTCCTTGGAACACCAGTATGCCTTCCAATTCAACTCCATTTGGCTCATAAGCAGCTGCCACACAACTAATTAACCATTTCCTGAGCAACATGTCTTTCAGAACATCAGAGTTTCTGGACTCTATGGTATTTAGGAAATCTTGTAAGCGGGTTTTTTTATCCCAAGGCTTACTATCAATCCATTCCACCACTGGGTTGTATTCCTTAGCCAGTATCTTGAGATAATCCCTAACTCTGGTGTGTGGCACTCCAGTTAGTATGCATCTATCCTCAATCTCTACCAAGCTGGCTTCTTCTTTCATGTCAGCGATGAACTTCATGTTGGGTATCTCAATTTCCATCTTTTTCTTAATCACATTGTAATTAACATTGATGGAATTCATTTTCATAACAGCTTGCACATTGTCTTTGATGTTAAGCATTCTGCCTTTCTCTGATTTGACAAAATCAACCTCAGTATTCATATCCAAGACTTGCAATGGCGGTAATACTTCACCCTCAATGGCATTAACATGGTCATTGTAATCGCCTTGGGTTTCTGGCATCAGAACTTCAGCTCTGCCTTTATTTTTAATAATATGTTTACAGGCTTTCTTGGCTTCTTTCTCACCTGTCTTAGAATCATCGTTATCTGCGATAAAGATAAACTTCCTGTCACTTAGTGTTGGTACTTTGAACACATTCTCAGCCACTGGCAGTAAATTGTAAGCATCAAATGCCACAAACACTGGTTGCTCCATATCTTTATAAACAGACGCTGCGGTAGCATAACCTTCACAAAAATAAATTTTGTCTGAGGTCTTTAGAATCTCTTGTCCAAGAATAAAAAAGCTCCCGCTTTTTTTGGAACCAGTAAGGAAAAGTTTTTTGCCTTTTTCGTCTATGTATTGCAAACCTACAATAGATAAGTTTGAATCTATCAGTGGGATAACTAAACGCCCTTTATCGTCAATTTTGAGCTTATAGGCTAAGACTTTTTTGTTTTCTAAGTAAGGATGAACCTCACAATCTTTATAAGACTCCCAGAGAGACTGAGAGCGTTTGGCTGCCTTGCTATACTTCTCAGCTTTCTTAATCTCAACTTCAGCTTGTAATCGCGTAATTTCTTCACGTTCAGCTTTGGTGATAGTCTGTCGTTTCCTGTTCTCAGGTTTCCAGATCGCTGTAGGCTGGTCCATTGAGACTCTGTAATCACCAATCCTACCAAAAGGTACAGATTGATCTAGCCACAATTGATACCAGCCTGACAGCTTTCTTTCGCCACCTAAATTGACGTAAGCTCTACCTATGCTGCCATCAATCACCAAACCTTTCTTTTTGTCTGGTTCCATGCCATTTTCTGTCATGAAACCTAAAAATTGTTGCTGTGCGTCAGAGGTTAGGGGTCTATCAAAACTTTTCACCTCTGGGCGTGAAATCTTTAATGCCATAATTTATCATCACTATTGTTAAATTTCTAAAAAGATGTATAATCATATAAAAATTAATAACAATAAGCAAACTTAAAATAATGGAGAAAGAAAATGGCTTTAAAAATTAGTGCAGAGAATACTGACTTTGAAGTATTAGAAGCTGGTGAGCATGTAGGTGTATGCTACAAGATAATTGATGCTGGAACCAGAGAAGAAACATGGAAAGATAATCCACCAAAGAAACGCAAATCAATATTTGTAACTTGGGAAGTTCCTTCACAACCACTGGCTGATGGTAGACCCTTCAGTATCAGTAAGAAGTACACTGCATCACTCAACGAAAACGCAACCCTATATAAAGATTTAGTGACATGGCGTGGCAGACCTTTTAGTAATGAAGATTTAAAAGGTTTTGATGTAAGTAAGATGATTGGTGCGCCAGCGATGTTACATGTTGAACACACTGATGAAGGTAGAGCCAGAATAAAAGCTATCTTTAAGCCAGATAATTTCAAGATAACTGAGACTGTTAATCCACCTGTCATTTTTGATTTAGATTTTTACTGTAATCATTTCAATGGTAAGAGTGATGCTGAGTCACAAAAAATGGTTGAAGCGTTTGAAACTATTCCAGAATGGCAACAAGGATTAATCCATGAAAGTTTTGAGTACATGGCTGCCATTAAAAATGCACCAGCAGTACAACCACAACCTACAGCATCTGCTGGGTTAAGTGGTTTAGTTGAGGAATCTACTGACGAGGTTGAGATTCCATTTTAGTTTAACAGGTCAGGAGCAACCTTTTATCATCACTTTCTCCTACAACCCAAGGTTGTTTCTGACCGATTTTCATAGGTAATATAATGAGTGATGAGATTAATTTTCCTGAGCATTACACTCAGGACAAAGTAGAATGTATTGATTACATAAAACAACAATTAGGTGATAATTTTAAATATCATTTAGAAGCATGTGTGGTGAAATACATTCACCGCCATAAACATAAAAATAATTCAATTACTGATTTAAAGAAAGCGCAGTGGTACTTGCAAAAGTTAATTGATGAGCATTGCCAAGATTATGATGCAAGCGAACAACTGGGCAAAGAAATTTATTCTGGACAATTTTTAGGTGAGGATGATAAATGAAATTTGAAGTGGGTGTGATAGAAGATTTACCTTTTGAGGAATACAATGAGATACCAGCGTATCGCGCTTCTGATTTAAAAGAAGCTGACCGCTGTATGTTTACATGGAAAAACAAAAAAGGTTTTAGTGAATCACCAGCGTTACTTGAAGGTAGGGTACAACACACAATATTTCTTGAGCTACATAACTTTGATAAAGAGTTTGTTATCTCACCTAAGTTTGATCGTAGAACTAAACTAGGTAAACAAGAGTGTGAGGATTTTGAAAATAGCATAGGTAATCGCACTGCCATTACACAAACCATGTATGACAATTGTATGGATCGCAGAGAAGTGGTGAGTAAGTTCATACCCAAGCCAGAACACAAAGTTGAGCTGACAGTTTGTTTTATGTGGAATGGTCACCCATTTAAATCACGTTTAGATTGGTATGATGGCGTTAGACCTTGGGATTTAAAAACCTGTCGTGATGGTTCACCAAGAGGTTTTAGAAGTGCCATCAATGGCTTTAGATATTATATGCAAGCAGCTTTGTATGTCGATGCATGTAGAGCTGTTGGTTTGCCAGCTGATGGCTTTTCATTCTTAGCACAAGAAAAGTTACATCCATATCCATATGCTGTTTATGATTTAACACCTGAAGCATTGGCTTATGGTCAATCTAAAAATGAACAAGCACTTAGTAAAATTCTTACAGCAAAAGAAAATGGTATCTATGAACCATATAATATATCAGGTGTGCAAACTATTGATTTAGATCAATTATGGTAAACCATTTTGCATAAGATATTCTGTTCTGGACCTGTCATACAACCAAAAAACTAATAAATATCTATCGCCTGATTGCACTGGCAATCCTTTGTGCATCATATGAAAAGATGGAAACATTAATGCATGACCTGTAGGTAAGGGTGGCACAACACCATAATTATGAAACTCAGTGCCACCACCTTCATACTTGCCTGTATTCAATGGCACAACCACAGTTAGGTCAGCTGAGTCATCATGGTGATAAGCGCCTTGCTTCTTGTCCTTGATGTTGTAATTGGCTATCTGGATAGAACCAATGTTGGCACAGTGTCTTTGCCACAATGAAAAAAATATTGGATTCAAAACTGTTTGTACCATGTACCACATATTTCTATGTAACTCTGGCATCTTTTCATGCAGTATAATTTCAGGTATCTGCCTTAATTCATCCTCACTATCATTAGGTTTAAATCCCATGTTCTGGATTTCATCTACTAACATTTTGCAAAACTGCCTTCTAAATAAAGGCACTTTATAAACTTCAGGATATATTTTTTTTACAATTTTATTGATAGGTGTCTGTTCTAATTTTTCAACACCTGATTGCGCTTTGAATTTTGTGATAATAGGCATAGACTCTTGCACAGTCTTATAAGTGTTCTGGTTGATACACCAATGCGATTGCATGGTCAGCAAATAATTTTTGAAATTATAATTTGTCACAGTAATAGTTTACACAATTTTGCAAACAAAAAAAACCCCAGACTAACTTGGTTGTGGATTTAAAAAGGAATTAAAATCCAAGTTAGCTGGGGAAAACACTACTAAGGTAGTTTTTTTATTGTACAGTAAATAAATAAAGGCTGCGACTTGGGTTTTTAGTTTTGGTCGCAATCAAGTACACTTTTGTTTTTAGAGTATTTTGTTAATACACAATTGACCTAGTACACCTTTTATTTAACTTATAATATACCTATTTGATCTGGCTTCATCAGCATACTCACTCAAAGCCTTGTCTGGCTCAAATGATATATCACGTTCAATACCTAAACCAAAAGGTAATTT